CTCTACCGCTGCCCCATCTTCCAAGTAATATCTGAAGATGTAATGTCTTCGACCTGTTTGTCTGGAAAGATTTTTAACAACTGTTTTATTTTAATAGTCAGCCACTTCAGTGTGTAAAAACTATTGTGGATTTTGCCCCTTGCCCAGATGTGTGTCTGTTGAGGCAGCATATCTTTAAAGTTATCTTTAGTAATCTTATCAGCCTCCTCCTCATTGAGGAGACCTTTAAGCCATTCAACTTGTAAATTTTCTGAATGTTTTTTTATTCGCTTAGACTTTTTACGATTCATAGTATCTCATCCACCTTTGGTTCTGCCTCTACATGTGTTAAATATTTGTAGCCGGTAGAGTATTTGAAAGTTCTAAGACCTGCGCCATCATTGGCATCCTTGTGGCATTCATGCTTGTACTTACACCACGCACATCCTTTAGGCAGTTGCATGTTTCCTTTCTTGCCATCAAGTATGGGAGTATAGCATAGTTCTGGTGGCGTGTCAAGTTTTAATTCGTCTAATAGAGTATTTATTTTTGTGTCGATGTTAGGTTTATCTAAATCATCCGGCACATACATGCAAAGCTCACCACTTTCTTTGTTGATAACAAGGAAACCACCCTTGTCTGTGCCTTCTGCTTTTTCGTAACCTGCAAGCTGTCCTAAGTAACCAAAGGGGTCATCGTCAGCCAGTGTTCCTTTAGAAAACTTATTGAAAGCAAACTTAGATGCCGACTTAACGTCTACTACCTGACCGTTAATCTTGCAGTCCATGTGTCCCACGATACCGTTGACTGTAACTTCTTTCTGCTCATCTGTGACCTTGTGTCCTGACATACGTACAAGCATTAATACAATTTCTTCAAGAATGTGACCATACAGAAACTTAATCTGCGTTGCGCCATCAACACCGCCACGGCCATTGGGGTCACGCTTCTCAAACCACAACTGTCGTGAAGGCTTACCTACGTTAGACATTCGGACACTGAAGTCGGTGTCTCTTGGTCTTGGTGTTGCCCAGTGAAGGATAGCTTCTTTTATTGAAGCCATTGTCTCATCAAGCGCCTCCTCCGTTAATGGAAGAGGCGAACCACCTGAAAGGTTTTCAAGCATCCCATAGATGTCAGGGACTATAGTATTAAGCGGCTTCTGGTTCATCTTCTAACTCCTTAAAAGCTTTGATTACATCAGAAGAAAAGAGCTTCTGAAGGTTTAACAAATACATCTGACTTGCTCTGTGGTCACCACCCGACACAGTTTTAAAACTGTCTAGGCGCTTGACAATCTTCTTGAGTGTAGCAGTATTAAAAACCAATGTACAGTATTCATTATCGCCGATACATAAGTTATGGAACCAGTAGTCGGATTCAGTTGCGTCAATACCTGACGGCTTACCGTATGACTTATACTCAATACATATGTTACCTGTCTTCTGCCACAAGTCGCGCTCTGATTTAACTTCTATCTTTTTACCTGTAAGCATTGCTGCAATTTTATCTTCCCGAACTTCGCCGTAAGCTAGGTCAAGGTCAAACTTCTTTCTGTTTTCTTTAGTGGGTTTCATGCCATCCATCTCCGATGTTGAAGTCCCCATCTAAGGGACAGTTTAAGTTTAAGTTTATACCGGCTTGTGCAATTGCTGCAACGCCAAGTCTTCCAACATCCTCTGCGTCTTTTTCTTTACACTCAATCTGCCACTCATCGTGAACATTGGCTACAAATTTAGCGTCAACCTTAAACTTTTTGAAGTAACCATCAAGCACAACCAGAGCTTCTTTCATAACAATTGCACCGGCTGACTGTAACAGTGTGTTAAGTGCGGCGTGTTCAGAGCGTATAGAAAGCTTGCGGCCATCCAGACCTTTTAAGAATCCCTTTTTACTTTCTCGTTGTACTCTTCCGACAAGAGCTTTAAGTGATGGGACACTATTAAGAAACTGTTTTCGCAGCTCTCGCCCTCTTGCCTTACCTGCTTTAGCCACTGCCCCAAGCTTTGCATCTCCTGCTCCGTATAAAAAGGCATAGATGAAAGTCTTCGCCTGATTTCTTGATTCAAGTCCTGCAAGTCTTTGGTTAGCCGAGTGAATGTCTCCGTTGAGAATTTCATTAGTGTACTCCGTATCGTTCATGTAGTGTGCAAGCATTCTAAGTTCTAACCCAGACGCATCAATACCTACAAGTTTATTACCATCTTTAACAGTCCAACAAGACCTACACTCTTTACCGTAGGGTGAGTTGCTGCTAGGTATCTGAGCCATGTTAGGATGGCTGTGGGTCATGCGGCCAGTCACTGCACCGTTAGGATTAACATAACCACGCACCCTGTTGTCAGGGTCAACTGCTTTTATCCAACTGTTTACCTGAGCCAAGCGCTTCTGAAGCATTAAGTATCTAGCAATCAAAGCAGCTTCAGGTATACCATTAACCTTGGACAGTGTACCTTCGTCAACGATAGGCTGTCCGGTAGGTGTAAAGTTTTTAGGTGTCCAGCCAGCATCAATAAGATACTCACCTATCTGCTTACGAGAACCTAGATTAAAGTCTATATGTGTCTCACGCTTGAGAGGCTTGTTGGTTTGAAGCATGATATTATACTCGTCATCAGTAAGTCTAACACCCTTACCATCTGGGCCTTCAGAAACCTTAGCAAGCTTACCGCTTTTAGTATACTTAGGCTTGAGAATATCTACGATAATCTTGGGCCTGAATGTCTCATGCACTTCAGATTCTGTAGCATCAAGCTTCTCTTGGAACATTGCAACAAGCAGCATAGCCTTACGCATGTCTAACTCGAAACCATTGCGGCGTTGCTGGTCTATAATCTTAGCAACTGAATGCTCAAGGTTTACTGCGGTAGGTGTGAAGCCTCGGCTCTCGACACGCAACTGCTGATATACCTTAGTGTTCAGTTGTACATCACGCTTACAATACTCTAGCATCTCAGGGCAGTAAGCATCCCAAGCATCTTGGTTGTCACCGTAGTCACCCTTGTTAAATTTAAGGCGGTAACCCCAAGACTCTAGGCCGTGACCACCCTCACGAGTTGGCTTAAACAGTCTAGACAATACCAATGTGTCTACAATGTTCTTGTTGCTTAGGTCAAGTCCTGTAATTTTCTTGATAGCCGGTAGGTCGTAGCCAATAATGTTGTGGCCGATTAGTTTGTCTGCGGTTCGTAGTAAACCATATCCTTCTTCTAGCTGGGTGTTGTCAAAAGTAAACACATCCATTGTGTCTACGTCTTGAGCAACAATACAAAAGATTTTAGTAGGGTCAAGTCCGTCTGCCTCAATGTCAAACACTAAGTTAAAGTTACTCATAGCTCATCTCCGTCAAAGGCATCATAGTTATTACCGTCATCAATCTCTCGTAGCCTGCCGGTGTCGGCATCGTATAGAAGACTACAAGCCACACCAACATCTCCAGTGTATCTAGATTTAAGCACTCGCACCTTGGTGGTTGATGCCTCAATCTCATCCTCTGATTGCTGGTTGCGCTCTAGAGATATGACACAGTCTGATAACTGAGCGATACTCTGAGAGCCTCGAAGGTGTGATAGCCCTGTCTCGATACCGTTCTCATGTCCACGGTTGCCCTCAACTCTACGAAGATGGGACACCAGTATCATACCGGCACCTGTCTCTTCTACAAGGGAGCGTAGTCGGTGCATGATACCATCAATAGCTTTGCGCTCATCGCCTTCTAAGGCTTGAAGCACTAGCATATGAAGGTGGTCAACTACAACCCACTTACAATCTAATCCAATAATCAAGTAGCGTAGCTTACTAAATATATCTTCTAGATTGTTTACACCGAGGTGGGCATGAATCCAAACACGCCCCTCGTTCTCTCCCATAAATACTTTGCGATAGTATTGTTCAAGCTTGTCATCACCCATCTTATTCTTAACGCTGTCTAGGTGTAGCTTGGCGTTAGCTTCAACAGCCATGATACCTTCAGCGGTGCGGCTCCAGTTCTCTTCAAGAGCTACAATGCCTACGTTATCTTTGGTGTGGTTGATAAGCCAGTGCTCTAGCTCTCTGGTAACAGAAGACTTACCAAGACCAGTGCCGCCAGTAAGAGTTACTAGCTCACCTGCTCTCATGCCTTCTAGCTTCTTGTTTAAGCCGCCCCACGGATATGGGATTGACGGAAGCTTCTCTGTTCGGAGCCGCTTGTATTCGTCTAGCTGATTAGACAGGTTCATAATCCCTGAAGGGGTGTAGACTTTTGCATCCCAGAAACAGTTGACGAATGTGGAATGCTTACGTGCCCTGAGCATATCGTTAGGGTCTTTGAAACCTTCGGGCAGTGTCATCAGCTTAGCTTTATTGGGAGTAAGAAGCTTTGCAATTGCTTTCGCTCCGTCCCTGCCCACTGTATCGCTATCAAAACAGATGACAACAGCCTCGAAGGATTCAAGAAACTCTAGGCTATTCTTAACGTCACGAGCACCTCCTTGTGCTCCTGATTTTACAGATACTACAGGCCACTTACTTCCAAGTAGTTCGTATGCTGCCATCGCATCACACTCTCCTTCTACCACTGTAATAAACTTACCACCTGCTTTAAACAACTGCTCTCCGAACAGCCCTGTTTCTTTAGAGTCACCCTTCCAAGCGAACTGCTTGTTAAGCTTTCTAACTTTTGTTGCTACCTCTTCGCCTTTATGGAAGTAAGGATAGTGGTGGCTAGTAACTTTACCGTTGAGAGTAGTAGACTTAACGCCATACTTTTTGGCTGTATCAATACTAATATCTCTGTCGGTCAAGGCGTTGTAGCTAGAACCGCTACCGGTTCCGTTGGGCTGATACTTTGTAAAGTCCGTTACAGTATCTGGTTGTTGCACTTCCGATGTGCCGTAGTTTTTAAAATAAGTATTGCAGCTAAAGCAATATGCAGACCCATCATCATTCTGTGATACTGGGTCACTCCCCCCACAGTCATTACATGGGAGGTGGAATTTAACAAACGGCATGGTGTTACCTCTAAGTTAGCCTTCGATTGCAACTTCCGTGTCTTCTGTGTTTTCAGTGATAGCTTCATCCGTAAGCTTATCTTCAAATAACATTTTAATATGCTGAGCTGCTGCTTGGTACAACTGCACATCATTATTAGACACTTGAGCTTTAACCATTGCATCTTTCAAAAGCCCGAATAATCCTTGGGCTTCTTCGTCAAGAAGGCTAATGTCATATGCCGTTCCCTCTTTTGTATAAGTATTCATTAAATCACTCCCTCCATTTCATCTTCTACATCAAACTCTCCGCCGTCTACTGTACCGACAGATACTAAATCAAGAACCTGCATAGCTTGGAAGTCTAAGCCCTTGAAGGTCTTACCTTTCCAAACAGATTCCCACTCTTTGTACTGAACCTTAACTGTAGAGCCATTACCTACACGCTCATCAATTGGATTCTTACTAGCGTCAACAAGCTTAGGTGCTTGGCGAACCATTCCGTTGGGGCCATTAACTTTGCGCTTGATGATTAGTGCTGGGCCTTCGTCCATGTCTTTAACTGCAAAGCCTCTAGACCGAAAGCCTTGTGCAGTGTCTTCATCTACTACTAAGTTTACTGTATATACTGGTTCGTAAGTAGTGTTAGGGGTAGTTACGCTTGCCCAATATGCTGTTCCTGATAATATAGCCATGTTTATATTTCCTATCGTTGGTGTTAAAATTGAAGTGGCATTGTACCACAAGTTACTACGTTTGTAAAGTTTTATTTCAATTTATTTATATGGATGAAACATTTCCGCAAATAAGCACACAACAGATGCAGCGCCAATCAACCATATCGGAGCGCCGACTAGCGCAAGTCCTAGTATGACTGCTGCCGTGGTCATGATTTTACTGTCTCATCAACAAGCTCTTTAACAAACAGGCCGTCAACCATCTTACCTTTGCGGTGTCGTATATCTTCATAAGCATGAGACATACAGTCATGAAGCGTTAAGTTGTTTCTATGTGCTAAGTTAATCAGAACTACAATGATGTCGCCGATGTCGTCAACTATTGGCTGACTGTTCATAATGTTAAGTCTTAGCTCTTCTACTTCCTCAAGAAGCTTTTCAAATTGTTGATGGTCGGTTGAGCCGTGAATAAGATTACGGTCATGGTGCCAATGTACAATTCTACTTTCTAATGTATATGCAATGGTCATTAATTATCTCCATTAAAGTCTATGATTTCGTTAAGTGCTTCCCAGATTTCATTGTTTATACTTTCTTTAATTTTATATACTGATGGGTCATCCTCATATTTATAAGCTTTGAGATATCCTGAATCAATGCCAGCCTCAATTGCTGCCTTGAGTATTACATACATTCTTATCTTCATTGCCTTGTTCCTTTATGATATAGCTGAGCAGTTCATCTATTGTAACGTCCCAGTTGCTTGTGGCTTGCTGCAAGGTTAAGCGTCCTTGTATTAAGTCTTCTTTAGCATTCTTTAAGTTCTGATTCAATACAGACTACTCCACTCTTTAAGTTTATCTTGTTTCTTAAACATCTGCTCAAGCTTTTCTACTGGGCTAACCAGTTTATAAGCTGAGAGCATGTTAATCATCACAGTAACATCGGCTGACTCCTGTACTAAGTTGTCTAAATTCTTTTGTTCTTTGCCAAACCTTAGAAGTTTGCTGCAAACCATTGCTAGTTCGCAGCACTCTTCCATAGTTATAACAAGAAGCTCTTGTTCTTGAGGGGTTAGTTCATTGTTTAACATTACGCCACCTTTGAGAAGTGATGTTGGACAAAAGCCTGTCGAGTGTTCTGTGTTGCAGCCATATTAACTATAGCATCTCGGCGTTGTGCTGTTGCATGAGTAGACCAGTCGGTCATAGCATTATAAAATGCCCAGCGATTAGCACCTAAACGTCTCTTGTATTTATGCCAAGCAGCATAGATGTATTCAAGTGACGGGTTAGTTCTAGGCATCTCACTCATGATAGATTCAGCGGAAGACAGTGGTCTAGATTTAATAATCTTTTGGGCTGAATCAATCTTAAAAGCTTGTACAATCTCATGGAATGCCATTCTGTCTGACATGGGCTGAGCACTCCATTCTGACCAGAGTTCACGTTGATTCTCGAAAACATCTAGAGCCTTAGTGATAACTCTTGAGCCTACTTCAATGTCTAGGTTTCGGGTATGCTTAGCTCTGAACACTGCAACCTCACCGCCAACAAAGACTTGTAGATTTGTACAAGCTTGTTGTATAGCTGCCGCACTTATCATGAATGGCCAAGTCCCGTCAAAGCTTGACACTGCAAGCAGTCCAAGGGATGCAGTGTCACCATCTGGAGTATTATAAGTATGAGCCGGTAGCTTATATTGTACAAAGGTTCTGGAGCCATCGTGAGAAGTCTTGATAGTCTCTTGAATGCGGTCAACATTAAGACCTGAACGCTCAATAATATTACGGGTAACATCTATCATCTTCTTGGGAGCCACTGGCTTATAGCTATGACCATGAACCCCTAGCTCTGCACCGGAATCAGTGCGGTAGATTACAGACTTAGAGCTTTTGATATGGCCATGCTCTGGGGTAAAATAATTTAAAGGTTGTGTTGCTATATCAAAATCTGCTGAGCCATAGCCACCCTCTCGGATGGCTTGAAGTGCTGAGTTGTTCGGAAACATTTGCATGATAGTCATTATGCTTGTACTCCTTCGATGCCTTTAATATCTTTAATGTTCTTGAAGCTAATGCTTCGAGACTGTTTGTGCTGTACATAGAAAGCCCACTTGTAGCAGTGAAAGATATGAAAACACTCTCCTTTGCTAACCTCGAAACGATTCTTGGTTCTTCGCTGTCGTACAATAAAAGACTTACCGAAGACTGTACCGTTTTTCTTGCCGCTAAACGCCAAAGAGTGTGTAGATTTTGCGATTAAATTGAATAAAGTTTCCATAATTTTAATGCCTATTTGAATGTATATT